ATACGGTGTATTAAATCGCCATTACGAGATATTTGGCAGGTTACACGATTGCCAAAGTTGGGAGTTCCGTTAAAAGTTTGTTGGATAGCTTCAATAGCAAAGTTAGTATGACGACGATAAACTACTTTGAAAAAGGTAATTTGCGGATTACCGGTTAAATAAACATCCTGAGCACCATAAGCTACTAATTGAAGAAGACCACCACCCATTTACGCTATATTCTTTATACTATTAGAGGAGAAAAAAAAAAGGAAATTATATAACACGACTCTTTTATAATTTTTATTATAGTTGATATCTTTATTATATTTTTAATTGGAATAAGCAAGGCCGCCCATACCTGATAATATACGAAGGACGTTGTAATTGACCGCGTATATATTGATGCCTTGGTATGAATGATTAGTTGGAGCTGGATTAGCAGTAACCATCAAAGTTGCGGTGTCAATACGAGACATATTGAGGGTGCCGCTCGGTTGGTGCTCTTCGGGTTTTAGGGCAAATGAATACACATTTATAGAATTGTGTACGGGAACGTTGGTGTGATGCTGGAAGGGTTGAACATAATTGAAATAATCGCCTTCTCTTACCGCAAAACGATCGTTGCCGTTTAATTGGAGGATGGCATTCGCGAAAGGGTTGCTATTTGTCGCAGGTTTGACACCTGATATAACTAAATAGTTTGATGTACGCTGTCCTCCTAGTGCTGCAGATTTACCATAAGCTAACTCATATGCTTTCTCGTCGTCTGCCGCGTCCAAGTTGGTGTAATCATACCATCTGGTTTTATTAACAGTAGTGGAAGAAGGGGCTACTTTTGCGACCCATATGAGTTCTTTGCAAGGGTGATTGAAGTTGAGCTTGATTCTGTTGGTGCCGGCAACTAGGGGTTCAGTGCCGGTGAATTGTAGCTGCTCTATTAAATATTCGTGGGATAATTGAGCGAATCTTCGGCGTTCATCAGTATCTAGGAAGATATAATCAGCCCATAAAGAGATATTTTTAATTTCTTCAAAATCGGTTAATGCACCATTGCTTCCAAGAGATATGCAGTTGGGCTTAGTTTCAAAATCTATTTTTACTTTGACTTCGTGATATTGAAGAGCGATTAAAGGAAGCGCGAGACCTACATTTCGGCAAAACCAGAACTCGAAGGGGATATATAGAGTTGTCTCAGTTATAGCGGAATTAACAAAGCCGCCGTTTAATATATCTTTGTCGGCACCGACCATAGTATCATATGCATAGCGTTTGCCGATAGGAAGAGATAATTCGTTCCAGATGTAAAGCCAATCAGAATAATGCTTATCTATTTGTTGGCCACCAATTTCAATAACAACGGATTTTATTAAGCGCAACCCGAGATAATTTTGGTATGTGCTGGTACTTGCGGCTTGTGCGGTTTTCTTTTTAGGGACATCAACCTGTAAATACATACGGTTTATTAAATCGCCGTTGCGTGATATTTGGCAGGTTACAGTATTACCGTATCCGGCATTACCGTTGAAAGTTTGTTGGATAGCTTCAATAGCAAAGTTAGTATGACGACGATAAACTACTTTGAAAAAGGTAATTTGCGGATTACCAGTTAAATAAACATCCTGAGCACCATAAGCTACTAATTGAAGAAGACCACCACCCATTTACGCTATATTCTTTATACTATTAGAGGAGAAAAAAATATAGATTATATGACACAAAAATTATTTTTATTATATAAACCTTAATATTTATAATTCAAATATAATGATGTTTAAAGAGAAGTCATCTAAAAAAAAAATAACAACAGATATAAATGAAACTGTTACTTTGGACGCGATGCATAATAATATGATAAAGGATTTTGAGAAGAGCGATAAGGAAAAGATATACTATCTTGAAAAACTGAGTTATTGCGAAGAAAAGAAAATGGAGATATTAAAAAGTATAAATAATACAGCCGATAAAGAACTTAATAGTCGGCTTTGGTTCAGTAATATAGAGTTGAACGAGCAGATAATAGATATTAAAAGTAAATTGAATGAACTCAATAATTTAGATGAAATAGAGTATTACAAGAATACTAGCGATATATTATTTCAATATTACGATACCGTAAATAAGCAATCGGATATTAATCAGAATATCAACTTTATCAAAGAGGCTTGTAATAAACCGAAGATATACAAGAAGGAATCCAAAAAAAAGCGAAGTATGAGTATTAATACAAACACTATTAATGTATTAGAGGCTCTTAATAACATAGATAATAAGAAGCTTGTAAAAGAAAATAAATGCGCGGATAGCGATATATGCGATAAAACGGATGCCAATAAAACTAAGGAAGAAATAAACGATAATGATACTAGCAAGATATATGACAAGAGTACCTTGGTAGATAAATATATGGCTATAATAAACAATAGATATGTTAGAACAGTTGAGGACGAAAACATAGAGATATGTAAGGTTTGCAAAAATAGTATGACGTGTCTCCAACACGATGCTATAATTGTATGTAGTATCTGCGGATATCAGGAGCTTCTCTTGGTAGAGCAAAATAGACCGATATTAAAGCAGAATACTAAGGATACATCGCATTTTTGTTATAAGAGGATTAATCATTTTAGGGAGTGGTGCAATCAGGTTCAGGGAAAAGAGAGTACGGATATACCTGACGAAATATTTGAAAAGATTTTAACGGAAATTAAGAAAGAGAAGATAACTGACCTGAAAAAAATAACCTATTTAAAAATGAGGGATATTCTTAAAAGATTGAGAATAAACAAGTATTACGAGCATATCAATTATATTATAAACAGAATCAACGGAATACCTACGCCGCAATTCAGTCCTGAATTGGAGGATAAGCTATGTAATATGTTTAGAAGCATCCAGGCGCCTTTTTTGAAACATTGTCCGAAAGATAGAAAGAATTTTTTGTCATATAGCTATGTTCTCTATAAGTTCTTTCAGATACTCGGGCTCAACGAATACCTCAAATATTTTCCATTATTGAAAAGCAGAGAAAAGCTCTATGTCCAGGATCAGATATGGAAAAAGATATGCGTAGATTTAAACTACGAAATCATACCATCATTATAATCTGCTTACCACGACTGCTGTAATATATTTAAAAATCCGCAAATATTCCAGAAGACAAGTATACTGACGATAGGCTGACGATAGGCTGACGATAGGCCGACAATTATTATAATAAATATATTGATATTGACATAGCAGATACTTGAGAAGCCGGAATATTCTTATTTTTAGAATTTAAAATTTGAGTAGCTGAGCGTATCTCTTAGTTTTTTAAAAATTTCAAAAGTTTTTTAGAAATTACAAAATAATTCAAGAGATACGCTCCGCTACTCAAATTTTAATTTTCAAATTTTATAGAAATATGGTTGCTTTAGCTTGCTCTGTGTAGCTTGAAGAGACTACCGAGAAATTTTTTTAACATTTTATATAAGTAAAAAATGATTGAGCGCTATGTATTTATATAGCATTCTGTTAATCTAATAATCTCAGCTATATTAGTAATATTAGTAATAACTATGAACTATTTAACTAGATATATTATATCTTACGAGGATAGTTTTATAGTTTTACAGTCTATGATTCTATCAGTTATATTGTTGAGAGCATTTGGCGAGATATTGTTTTATATTCCAAATGATATTTATTATGATATGAATTGTATTGAATTGCATTTGCATAAATAATAAAAATAATTAGAGGTAAAGAAGAGGGAAGAAGAGGGAGGCTATTATAATAACATAAAGGCGTTGGATTTTTGTAATCCTATGTTGCCCGCGGTTTGAGTGGCAATAGTAAATCGGTTTGCCAATAGTTCTAATATGTATATTGTCAGAGCTATTAGTATAGTGAGAGTAAATAGTTTGGCAACATTAAACTTGTTGTCCTGTATTAGCAACGCTACAAAAGCTATTATTAACGCCTGAATAATTAATTTTAACATTCTGTATAATAGTATGTTGAAATCATCGTATTTTTTAATTGACATTTATTATTATGAAACATTTTATTTGTAATTATGAAAATATATATAAGATTATAAATATATATTTATATTATAAGATAGAAGCAGTAGTATAAAATGGCAGCAGTAGAAAATAGCGCGATGGTATCAACAAAAGAGGTAGATTATTTGGACGAGGATAAGCCTATCCGTGGCCAAAACTTTGTGCTACTATCTTTTTTGAGCCCAGAAGATGTTATTGTCAATAAAGAAGCGTACATTTTTACCAAGTTTATTGAGAAGTTTTCCGACGATATGAAGAAGCTTCTTGAAGGCATCAAGGAAAAGAATCCCGAGCAAAAGGATATGGTTGACACGATTGCTGACAATCACTCATATATCTTTGAGCCCAAGGAAATGAACGAACAGCTCGCGTTTTATAAATCAGTTAATAACGACGCGCTTGAAGCCGCTTATCATAAAGACAATAACTTTATTACTTCTATGCGTGGCATCAAAGTTCGTGGTACCTTTGATACTATTGAAGAGGCAAA